AGTCATTTCTTTTCTCCTTTATAGTTTAATCTTCTCAACCTTTATACATTCCCCTCTATAATAAATCCCACCCTTTTCTCTACAGGCTTTATCTAATTTAATAGAGTCCATAACCAGATATACTACTAGAAGCATCATACCAACAGCAAAAATACTAAATATACTCATATCTCGTCTACCTCTCCAATGGAATATGTATACTCACTCTCATACCTTGCTGTGTAACTTTTGTTAATATAATCTAACTCTCCTACCTTCACATCAAATCTTTCTAATAGGAACTTATCAGTTGCGTCAGTCATAGCATCATACCAAATGTTTTGTTTCCGACAGTTTTCTTCAGCTATCCTATCATTGGTAGCATTGATATCATCTCTCTCCTTCTGCATCTCAGGAGTTATCTCCTCCATCCTGATACCAGCTTTCCATTTCTTTTTAGGAAGGAGTTGGGTATACTCTGGAGTTGGAGTCATTAATCTATACTGTTTTTCGAAGAGTATCTTTTGAGTGAGTATATTCTGCATCCTGAGATTGGTAGAACTCAACTCTTCCATCTTAGCTTCAAGCTTTTCCTTAGAGGAAGAGACAAGGATGATATCTTCATAGTTACAATCATGATCTTCTGAGTATGAATGTTGAAGTAGAGTATACATATCTTCCTCCTGTGTGATCATCTATAAAAAGACTATACACTAATTATAAAATAAAGTCAAGAAGTAAATATTAGTAACTCCCTTTCTCAAGCTTAGGATGTATTGACTCATGTTCTTCCTTAGCTTCATCCCAAGGTTTGATTGCATACCCATTCCAGTATGGTACACCTGTCCTAATAGCTTCAAGAGTTTTATCTACATCTTTGGTTATCTTCTCTGTTGCTTCCTGTACCAGCTCCTTTATTAACTCATCTCTTGTGGCATTAAGAAAAATGAACCCATCAACAATAGTAGAGAACAGGGCATAGTTACCATTAGGTTGTTTGACAATACTTCTTCCCATATTAGAATCCTCCTGAGTTGGACATGTACCGATGGTTATCATCACACTTCTTATCCCAATCCTTCTGAAGCAGCTGCATCTTAAACTCAGATATAGGGTAGGGATCAAACACAACAGAGTTGTCTTCAGCAAAGACACAGCTCTCGTAATTCCATACCATGATCTCATCAAAAAACTTGAAGATGATTATCCAACCATTCTCTTCATAGTCTGACCAGTAGTTTTGATAAAGAACATCACACTCAAGAAACTCTTCAGGGCAATGTTCTGACTGGTAATAGTCTTTTATTTTCGAGTCCATAACTATCCTTTAGGCTTTACTATAATAAGAAACTCTTTCACAGCTACCACATGCTCTATCCCTGTTTCTTTTGTGAGCTTCACAGCAAGATCATTAGCTGAAGAATAGTCAGGTCTAGTTAACATATATCTCTCCCTTATTCTTAATTTATAAATTGTTTATACCATATCAAGGAAAGAATGTCAATCATAATCTTCATCTTGATATATAGCCCACTTAACTTCTCTATAGCAATCTGGACACATAGGGTTACAGCACAGCTCCATTACCTCTTTAATGTCTATAGGGAATATTTCATTACACACTGTACACCTGATAAAAGTTATTTTTTTCATTGTTGTATCTCCTTACTTTTAGACACGGCACTGGAGATAAAATATTCAAAAAATTTTGATCTTTATTTATATCTTTCATTTTTTTAATGTTTTTTATAAATAGAATAAAGGGATATAAATTAACTTTTCTAAAGGAGAATAACAACATGGCATTTAGTCTATCACCTTCAGTAGCTGTGAAAGAGTTTGATAATTCACAGTATATTGCCAACCTACCAAGTTCTAAGACTGGTATGGTAGTTTGTGCTGATACTGGTCCTTGTAACCGTATCACCCCAATCACCAATGAGGCCGATCTTATCCAGTGGTTTGGTAAACCCACAGCTGCAAACTATCAGGACTGGTTCCAAGCATGGAACTTCCTACAGTATGCAGCAAGTCTTTATGTATCACGTCCTATGAATACCACTGTTAAAAATGCAGGGGTAGGTATCACAGGGTTCGATGCTGCTGAACAGTTCCCACAGGAGAACTTGTACAACACTGAACAGGCAGAACTTACTCTTGAGAATGATGGTAACTTCCAAAGTCAGAGACTTTACTTCTTCAATCGTTTCGTAACATCTAAGCAGGATTTAGGACTTGCTGTTTGTTCTTCTTCCCCATTCTGGAAAGCTCCAATAGCAAATGAGTTTGTTGGTATCATTCCTTCCACAGCTGGTGAGCTTGCAACCATGAATGCTATTGGTGTTGATAACACAACCATTCCTCTTGCTCTTGGTGGTACTCTTGTTGCTGGTTCACAGTTCATTGGTAATGGAGATAAGCTCTACACAGTTAAGACTGTTTATACAGACAAGATTGAAGTTGATGCTGCTGTTCTTCCTGCTGACGTAGCTCTTTATGTTGGTACTCCTAAAGCAAACCAAGCAAACAGTCTTCTTGCTGGTGCTGGTATGTTGTTTGATGGGTCTAAACCTTTCACCTTTCAGAAGTTTAGTATTATATCTGTTGGTGGAGCATTCCATTATGTAACAGACATAACTTCTTCAGGTAGTGATAAACTTGTTAAGGGTTCTATACTTCCTTCAACTCCTGCTCAACCTGCTGTTACTGGTGACACTGGTGCAACTCCTGCTGTTGTTTCTTCTAACTCAGATTACTTTGTTGCTACTCTTTCTTCTGACTACTTCGGAACTCCTGCTGCTACTGGTGATTACAACATCCCTGCTGGCACAACAACTATTAAAGTATTAGCTGGGTTTAACTTCCCTGTTGGTGCTGTTCTTAAGTTTGCTGCTAATGGTGGTTTCTACACTGACCTTCTCTCTGATGCATTCCCTACTGAGAACCCAGTGTATGGTGACTCATATCAGATCGTAGCAGTTGACCAGCTCAACAACACTATCACTCTCGACACTCCTCTTGACCAGCCTTATAGAGTAGCTGGCTCAACTGCAAAAGTTCTTGATGATATCAATGTTAACTTGATTGGTCTTAAAGGTATCAATCTTCTTTCAACTGTCTATGATGATTCTCTAATCAAGAAGACAAAGAAATCTGTTAAGAGTGCTGCTACTGGTAAAGCTCTTACAGTAACATGTGAGTCTCTTCCTAACTTCAACAGCTTCCTTGACTATGAGCCTAACTGGATTGCTGATGAATTCCTCACTGTTGTTCTAAAGAAAAACTCTGTAGGTAAGTTTGAATTTGTTGAAGCTAAACTTGCTTCTTATGTTTCTTCTGCTAAAGATTCACAGGGTAAGAACCTCTTTGCTAATGAAGTATTCTTCTATGGCTCCAAGTATGTATTTGCTAAAGTCAATGAAGATGAACTCATGAACAAGGTTGATACTGCTACTGGTGGTCTTGTCAAGATGGAGTCTGATCTTGGTGCAGTTGCTGATGGTGCTCTTGTTGCTTATGGTACTGTCTATCCTCTAGCTGAAGATTCTGATGGTGTTATCATCATTGATGAACTCACTGGTCTTCCTAAGTATGATGCTTTCAACTTTGCTAAAGCTGATGTTCAGAAAGCTTTCGCAGTGTTTGCTGATGCTGAGACTTTTGATATCAACATCCTTGTTGCTAACAAACTTGACTTGAATGGTGCTTCTGAGATTGCTGAAGATCGTAAGGACTGTATTGCTATAGTGGCTCCTTATGAGTATGCAGCTATCGTAGGTCAGGGTGCAACAGATGCTACTGATTACTTGCTTGGTGCTTTTGGTACTCAGACTGTTTCAGAAGATAAGTTGTTCACTGTCAATGGAACATACTCTGCTATCTATGGTAACATGAAATATCAGTATGATAAGTTCAATGATGTTAATCGTTGGATTTGTGTTGCTGGTGATGTTGCTGGTGTGTATGCACAGACTGATGCTAACCGTGATCCTTGGTGGGCCCCGGCTGGTATGGACAGAGGCAAGATGAAGAATGTCATCAAACTTGCCTTTAATGCCAACAAGCAGAACAGAGATGACATGTATGTTAATGCCATCAACCCTATCATCTCTATCGCTGGAGAAGGTCAGGGAATCATCTTTGGTCAGAAGACTGCTACAGCTAAACCTTCTGCTCTTGATAGAATCAATGTTCGTAGACTTCTTATTGTTATTGAGAAAGCTATTGCTTCAGCTGTTAAGTACTCCATCTTCGAGTTTAATGATGCCTTCACCCGTAACAGGATTGTTGGTATGATTGACCCCTTCCTTCGTACTGTAAAGGCAAGGAGAGGTGTTTATACTTATGGTGTACAGTGTGATGCTGCTAACAATCCTCCAGCTGTTATAGACCAGAATGGATTGGTTATAGACATCTTTGTTCAGCCTACTAAGGTTGCTGAGTTCATTGAAGTTCGAGTGAACATTCAGAAGACAGGAGATGCAACATTCTCAGAGAAGCTAGGTTAAGTCTCTGTGAAATAAAGTATGTGATGTTATATATTGTGAGAGGGGGAGAGAAATTTCCCCCTCTTTCTTTTTATAAATACATATAAACTACGAAAGAGAGAACAAGAATGAAAAAAGATATAACATTTTATGATAAAGGATACTTTGGGCATGAACCTGTTGTTCAGCATAAAAGTAATTATTCCAGAGTAGGTGGGTATAATGAATCTATGTCTGCCTCTGATTTGTTTGTTGATTGGATATTTACTTTAAACCCAAATGTGTTAAAGGTTTTAGAAATAGGATGTTCCTGTGGTGTTACAATTAAAGAGTTTAGAAAAAGAAATGTAGAGGCATATGGTATAGACTGCTCAGAATATATTTTATCAACTGCTACGTCAGATGTAGCTCCCTTTATTTTTTTTGAAGATATGCATAATCTTTCACATACTATTACTTCATTAGCCCCATTTGATATTATTTGTTCTAAGGATGTATTAGAACATACAGATGAAAATAATATTGATAATGTCTTGTTACAATTTGCTTCATTATGTACAACACAAGCACATGTTATAAACACTGGGGAATTTGAATATCAAGCAGCAGATGGGGATAGTAGCCATACATTAATTCGTCCTTTGATATGGTGGGAAGATAAGTTTAGTAGTCTTAATCTTTCATATCATATAAGGAGAACTTAATATGATATGTATATCAGTTTTGTTATGTGATAGAAAACATTTCTTTCAAACTACTAATTTATCAAGACTTATAGAGATTTCTAAAAGTAGAGATGATGTTGTTTTATATTTTAATATTCAATCCTCCACTAATCTATTCGATCCTTTACTATCCATACTTCCGACTTTAGGAGTAAAATATGAGTATGATAAATGGAGTATGGATAGTACTTGGTTTAAATCCCCTTCTTATGATCAAGACCAAAGTAGATTGGCTCCAATAGTTATTGGAAGAAATATGACTATTGATTTTGCTCTTTCATTAAATTGCTCTCATATATTTTTTATAGATTCAGATGTTATACCACCAATCAATAGTTTAGATGAATTATTAAAAATGAATAAAGTATCTTGTGGGGGGTTGGTTCCGGGGCGAGGAATCCACTCACATGTTAATTATGTCTTTGCCCCTAAAAGAGATTTTGTTTATGAAGCAGATAATATCATATGTGATTATGGGACAATGGGATGTTGTTTAATAGAACAAAAGTTATTTTCAGTTTTACGATTTCGTTGGGGGGCAGATATAGAAGACTATTCTACTATGCTGTCTGAAGACCCAGCTTATTTTTATGATGCTTTTAATTTAGGGTTTGATCGATTTGTTATAAACACAAAAGTTATATGCCAACATCTTGATGATCCAACATCTCCTCTTGATGAAGAAGGAGTGTCTAAAGATAATTTTATAGAGATATATACAAAATATAAATAGATGTATGAGATAAACTCAATCATATTATTTTCACATATAAAGGAGAAACAAAATGGCTATTGATATTAAACTAGAAACATTCAAAGGGCAGTTGAAGGATGGAGCAAGACCTAATAGGTTCTCTGTATCCATTGCTGGTGCTCAGGGGAATCAGGGAGCTTCATGGTCAGATGAACCAATGTCTTTCTTTGTTAAGACTTTCCAACTTCCAGCAAGAACCATTGGTGAGATCATTGTAAACTATCAGGGTATGCAAACCAAGATAGCTGGTGACCCTACCTTTGATGATGTCACCATGACAACCCATGTGGACTATGAGTTCAAAACAAAAGCATACTTCGAGAAATGGTTGGAAGGTATTGCTCTTGTTGCTCAGGAAGGTGACAACACTCGTACAGCTCCAGCTGAATACAAAGGTGAAGTTACTGTAGAGCAGCTTGGAAGAACTGGTGAGACTATCAGAAGCTACACTCTTGTTGGTGCTTATCCTAAGCAGATGGATTCAATAGAGCTTTCTCATGAGTCTACTGATACCCTCGAAGAGTTGTCAATCACCTTTGGTATCGACTACTGGTACGAGAACAAAATCTAAAACATCCATATATCCCTGACAAAAAGCCCTAGAGTTATCTAGGGCTTTTTGTTTATATAAATACTAATAAATCAATACTGTAGGAGAATTCATATGCCGGGAATTGGATTGGAAGAATTTAAAAATTCAATAGTAGATTTATGTAGACCTAACAGGTTCTTTGTTTCTATAGAAGATGACTCTGAGTGGGAAGAAGACTTTGGTTATCTAGTGAAAGCCTGTTCCATGCCATCAAGAACCATAGGGGAGATACCTCTCAACTGGAATGGAATGGTTTATAAAGTTCCTGCTGATCCTACCTTTGATGATTTCACTATAACTTTCCTTAATGATATAGATTGTTCTGTCAAGGATTACTTCGAGAACTGGTTAGAACTGATAGCTACCATGAATGATAACACCAGAATGACTCATGATGAGGTCAAGGCAACTGTTGTTGTCCAGCAGCTCAATGGTAATGGAGAGGTTGTTAGAACTTATAGAATGCTTCATGCTCACCCCAAACAGATGGATGCCATAGAGCTTGACTATGATACCACTGACTCTGTAGAGAACTTTGTTATTACATTTTCTTATTCTTATTTTGAAGTTGAAGGAGTCACTGACTCTGCTGGTGAAGGACCATCCTCTACTGCACCAAAAACTTCTGTTCCAACAACTGGTGGTTATGCTTAATATTATATTTAAAGGGGATATGTAAATGTCTGAAGAATCACAAGCAAATCTAGGTTCAATGGCTGCTCTCTTAGCTGATGCTAGAAATAGGATCATAGAAGCAGAGACTCGTTGCAACAATCTAATAGAGAAAGAAGTTGATAGGCTTCAGGTATCAATGGGGGAGATGAGTCAACAACTTGTTTCCCTGAACCTTGACCTCCAGAAGTGGAACCCTCTTCTAACTCAACTTCAGAAAGCAGATGAGAACAAGAAGAACCTTTCTCTTTTGCTAATGGCTTCCTTCCTTACGAATATCTGCACTATCATTGTTACTGTGTTTATCTTCTTTATTAAGTCAGGAGCAATCAAATAATGAACTTACTTGAATCCCTTCATGGAATAGTTCATGGAGATGTACATAATTTTATTTCTAAGTTGGCTCATGGGGTTTGGGATTTGTTTTCTGTAATGAATGGTAACCCAGACCTTGGGAACTATGGTTTAAGATTTGGAATATCAATCTTCTTTGCTTTGAATCTTCTAGTGGTTCTCCAGCTCAGAACTAAACTCACTCTTGATGTGAAGCACCTTGTAGCTTTTGTTGGTGGAGTATTTCTTCTAGTAAGATATGTTTGTATGATGGGATTCGAATGGGGCTGGCAGATAGGACTGTATGATGATTGGGTAATACACTTCCTGTTTCCACCACTGGAACATTTCTTCTATGGGTTATTCTTTATTTGTATGGGGTACTACTCATTAAATGCTTATAACTATTACCCCGGCATCTTAAGAAGGATCATTCCTTATATCCCTGCTGGTATAATTTGTTACTTTGTTTGGGCAACTATGGCATGGAAAGAGTTCTTCTTGTCAAGACTTCCAGCTGTCTCAGCATACAGAGAGGGAAGCTCTGACTGGTTATCACATGCCCTGATTGCTACTCTTTGTTTCTATTGTGTGATGGTTGCTATCAAACAATACAAGAGATACTACTGTTTCCTATCGGCATTCTGGACCTTAGCTTTCTTAGAACATTTCATTAGAGCTATTGCATTTTATAATAACTATGAACCATCTGAGTTAGCTACCATCTTCCATGCTATGGCAACTTGGTCTCTACCTTTATTAACCTTACACTTTACTAATGCATATGTTCTAAGACTTGGGGAAGTGAGGGAAAGAAGAAAGCTGTGGGAAGCTCCATGTGTTGACTGTCCCAAACCTGAGAACCAAAAGGAATTATACCTGTGAGTTATAAATTAATAGTTGTTATAGATGATTCAAGATCAATGCTTGGGTTTGTTAAAGATATCATAGAGAAGGAAGGGCATAAGGTTATACTCTTCCAGTGTCCACTAGAGGCTCTTAGAATCATTCCTTCACTTCTTCCAGACCTTATCATCTGTGACTATATGATGTTTGATATGGATGGAATAGAGACCATCAAACAGTTGAGGTTCTTAGGGGTAAAAATTCCTATGATGCTCTACTCAGCTCTGGATGATCATGATACCATTCAGCTCTGTAAGCTGCATAATATTCCCTTTATTTCTAAACCTATTAATAGGGAAACACTACATAAGCTTGTAGATGATCTTCCAGAAAGGAATTAACTAACATGGCAATCCATGACTTGTTTAAAATTTCTAACTTTGTGATCCAACTTCGAGACCAGAAGATGATTGAGTTCATGAATGTAGAAGCACCCATACCGGGATTTACTTTAGGAACTATAGAGTTAGGCTATTCTTCGATGAAAGATAAGAGGCCCGGTGACTCAATAACCTTTAATGATATAACACTAACAGTTAACTGTGATGAGGATTTGAAGACCTACAAAGAGATATATGACTACCTCATCCTAGCACATAATCCTGTCACCAATAAGCTTGAAGTTAATCAGGAAGTCTTTGATGGATATTTGATTTTGTTAACTAACAAGAACAATGTACAACATAAGCTACACTTCTATGATATGTGGATTGAAACTGTTTCTGATCTACAGCTACAAACCATATCAGCTGAGGAACAAAATCTTTCTATAACACTGGGGCTGAAGTATAACTTCTTTGTGTTTGAATAAGGAACTAACTAATGGCACTGTTTCAAATAAAGAATATGTATTCATATCTAAAGAAGCCACAGAAGTATCTCTCTGAAAATAAAACTATAACTGCTCGTTCTGGTTGGGAAATTTCTTTCATTTGTGATTTCTTAGATAAACATTCTTCTGTTCTGGGTTGGTCTTCTGAGTCAATCATTATACCATACAAATGTCCAGTCAGAGGTGGAAGCATCCATAGGTATTTCCCTGACTTCTGGATGATGGTTCTTGAGGCTAACCAAACCAAGAAAGAATATATAGTCGAGATCAAACCTTCCTCAGAATGTTATCCCCCTAAGACTCCAAAGAAGATCACCAAGAACTATAAGACTGCCTGTGAGACCTTCCTCAAGAACCAAGCTAAGTGGGATGCTACTAAAGTTTATTGTGCCTCACAGAGGAAGCTAGGAAGGAATATAGAGTTTGTTGTTATGACTGAGAAGGGGATTCATTATGAGGATGGTAGGTTCGAAAAGATAGTATTCTTTAAGGTATAAATAGTGTTATGGAATTAAATACTTTTAGTGTAGCTACAGATGGAGTTGGGTACTCAGCCAATCAGGAATTTTATAAGACTGGCTTTGGTTTTGGCTTCAATCAATTCTTCTGGGTAGAGCTAGGTGTCTTACCTCCAGTTGTTCCACCTGTTGTTCAAACCTATGGTGGTGGAGCTGGTTTCTATGACAGGACACAGAAGCCTGTTGTTCAGCAGCACTACATTAAGTTCTATATCAAAACACCAACTGGGATAGTATCAACCCAGCCAGTTTTGATAACACCTGTAAGATATAAGTTCTACTTGAAGCTTGTCAAGGTAACAGAGCTACTACCTAAGTTCATTATGAAGCAGGTTTCTTTTGTTGGGGATATATACAACAAGATTAAGATAAGGCTAACCAAACATGATCAAGATTAAAAAATCATCGATAGCAGAGATTGAATATGAGATAGAAGCTGAAGGTATAGCTCTATCAGAGATTTCTGAGATTA